GGGAATCAGAGAATCAACGGCTAGCTTTGGAATGCCTCTGACTTGAGTTGTCGATACGTAGCTTTGAATTTGAAAGGGAATGTCCAATTTGCCAGAAACCGGCTCAATGGTCATGCTCGACGCATTTGAATTTGTTCCCGTTCGAATGGCAACCATTCGATACCATCCGCCAGTGTTTGGAGCCTCTGCCGTATAGCTAATTGTTCCATCAAGAACGCCGCTAATAGACCATTCGCGAATGTTCGTAAAATTGATCCTATCAAGAGATTCTTGAAGCTGAATAATAGTTCCAGCCGGTGCAACACCAACTGCCCAGCTTGTTCGCGCAACGTAGGAACCTTGAATGAAAATAGCTGCGGTGGTTGTCGTCGCTGGAGCCGTGGCAATAGGCTCAGTGGTAATTCTTCCACTTGAACCTGGAGACAATAGCCAAGTGCTTTCAACTTCATTAGCGTCAAATACGGCAGAACTGGAAATAAGCCTGTAATCTGTGATTGTAATCAGCACCCATTGAGCGCCAGTTCCTGGCCTGTTTGCGCTCGTTGCAGTATTGGCCGTAATACAAAAGTAATTGCTTCCAAAATACTCTGTGACATCGCCAGCTACGTAGGCAGTATCCACATTCCACGGTTTCTGATACGTAGCCTTATCCCATTTTGCAGCGGTAAACGAAACGTCCGAGTTTGCCGTCTTGCATCGGTAAAGATCGTTCAAATACAAGACGAAGTTGCCCACTGAATAACTTGTTGCCGTCACCCAATCGTTTGCGTCGTATTCCAGCATCATCGTCACCGCATCACTTGGAGGATCAAGGGCGGGAGCAAACTGAAACGGCACGTCAGTAAATGACCAAGTGCCATCATTGGCGCGTGTAATGATCTTAGGATGTTTAGTCGCAACCGTCAGATACATCACGTCATTGAGCTGGATGTGATGAATGGCGCGGATTTCTGCCTCTGTGTAATCCGTCGTTAGCGTTGCAATTAGTGTGAATGTTCCAGTGTCATAAGACCACACCTTTATGGCGTTTGTTTTGAATCCCAAAACAAAGTTAACATTGGACGATCGACGAAAAGCAATAAGTCGGAAACAATTAGTCACGTCAGAATCTGACAATCCAAACTTAGTCCCAGGACGCTTGAACGCTCCGCCATAAGGACGCACAATGAAGTTTTCCAAGACTCTGCACCCAGTCGCGTATTTCTCCGAGTCCGTGCGCCCGTCCATGATAGGCGACATCTCGCCGCCGTTGAACACCGATTTGATCGTTTGGAATTGAGCCATGAGATTATTCAGTTATGCCGCCAGTCCAGTAACCGCCCATTCTGGCAGAGATGACTTGTGAATCGTTGAAGGGTGGAATGCGCCGCGCTTTGCCCTCGTTTGAGTCGCGAGCCTTAACAGGTGGCGCCACTGCCTTTTCGTAAAACTGCCGCATTTGTTGCGCCTGTCCTGATGCGCCCTGTGTATCCTGCGCGATGCAAGAGGCAAGCAAAAATGAGAATGCCGTTACAAAATCAGCCGGGTAATCGGTCACGTCTGTGATTCGCTGAATGTATTTAAGATTGATCGTTTCCTCATCGGTAAGGATCAGCCCTTTCTCAACGGTAAAATCAGCGCCCGCATCTTCCATCTGCCCGCCGCCTGCATTGAGCGAAATTACGCGCAAGCAGTCAGCCGGTGGTGTGTGCTGAAAGTCCCAGTCAAACTGTGGAATGCCGACGACGCTGCCCGTGTCATTTGTGTAAGTGCCAGCAAACACTGATTCGTCGAGCGTAAAGTTATTGTTGTCGATGCGAGTCACATACCATTGGCCATTGGCTAAAGTGACGCCCACCACGTCCTTAACATAAACGCGATCACCAGTGACGTAACCGTGAGCCGTGAGTGTAATCTTAACCAGCCCGCCTTCATTAGTAACTGCCGCGCCCGTTAGCGTTTGATAGGTGACAGTCTGCCGCTTTCTAGCTGTGGCAAAATTCCATGGATGAGCGCGCAATGCCTCATCAAGTGCCGTATAAACTGGCGTTCCTGCGTCTGGATTATACCACTTCCGCAAGCTTGCCGCTTGTTGAGTCGTGTCAGTGGAAAGCGCAGTCAGCGCCCTTCCACCAAGATGGGCAATTGCAAGGTTTGCGATCTCTGTAGCAGTGGCGGCCATAATGGTAATGATTCAAGAAAAAGGGAGGCCCCTTAATACACAAGGAGCCTCCCGAGGTCAACCAACGGGAAGTATTAGTTCCAGTCTACGTATTCGATCTCGAAGTAGAGAACGACTGAAGCCGTGACCGTATTAGCGGAGGCAATGGTCACGATGACGGCGCTATTGTCAGTTGTGACAGTAGGAGCCAAGTCAGCAGCAGTGCCAGCAACGGCAGAACCAAAACTAATAGTGCCACCGCTCGAAAGAACGATGCCGTCAGCGTAAAGGTCTGCATTGGAGCTTGTGCCGATGTCAAGCGTAAGCGTGGTGCCAGGATCAACGCAAGAAACCGCTGAACCTGCCCGAGAAAGCGAAGCGCCTTTAGGAAGGTAGCAGAGATTAAATGTGTCGTTCGCAGCTTCACTTCCAGTGGTGGTATAAGAAGCGCGGAGCTTCTTAACCGTGCCGCCAGTGGCGCCAGTGCGGTTTGGACGTTCAGAGCCGTCAAGTAGGGCGGCAGCTTGTGCCGTGAAGAGTGAGGAGTCAGTAAGAGCAGCCATAATAGTATTTTGTGAGGGTAAAGGTTTAAGAAAGGGGCGGTTTTTACACCGCCCCAATCAGTTCAGGTTATGGAGTTTCGTCGCTGTAAAGACGCACAACCTTTTCGTTTTCAGTGCGAACGGCACCGAGCATCATGGTTGAGCGAATCTGAAGAGCGTGACGACGCTGTGGCAGAATGTCCATGCGAGTCTGACGGTCGCTCATGGCGAACTTGATGGCAGACTTGTGGAAGGCGAAGCAGCTACGGATGTCAGCAACACCGGAGACGGTGCCAACTGGCAGGCGCTGAGACTTCAGGAACTTGAATCCGAGGAAGGTGTCAACCTTGCCATCAACCAGAGCTTTGACCGTGTTGAAGTCAGCGCTTGTCAGGTTGGTGTCGCGGAGGAGGTCTTGTTCCTGCTGTGCGCCAATGACGATGTAACGCTCAGAATCAGGCACTTCGCTCACGTCCATGAGATACTTGGCGCGGCGCAGTTTTGCGAGCGTCATACCAATGGAAGTTGGAGAACCGGTTTCAGCGTAGTTAGCAGCGATGGATTGACCGCCTGGGAAGCTGTCAGTTGTGGTGCCGTCTTCGCCGATATAGCGAGTAGCATCAAAGGCGCTGATGATCACGTCATCGGTGGCGCGGTTGAAGGCCATCGCGTGGCTTTGAACTTCGTCAGAAGTTGGCAGAACGATGGTGCCAAGGAAGTGCTTGTCCCATTCGTCGAAGGTTGTGACCTTTTCCTTTGGGCGCTGGGTAAGCCAATACTTGGAGCCGTCAAACTCGCCGTCTGGAGTGTCGCCCTTACGGGTAAGGATGTCTTGTGCCTCGCTGTCATTTAGGAGGTTAAACCATTTCTTTTTGCCGGTGAAATCGGCGCGAGTAATGGAGCCAAGCAAACGGGAATCCATCTGCTGGAGGACTTGGTCGAACGATGTCTGGAACATCGTTGGGTAGAAGGTATCAATAGTAGCCATATTGGCAGGGAATTAGAGAGGTGAAGTTGAGCCGCCCTTGTGAGCGACTGAGGAAGTATCGTGTCTTCCCGGTTCTTCGGTTCTCCGCTGTTTGCGGGCCTATGTCCGGCATACAGCTTATCCTTGCGGGGCCGTTGTTACCCTATATTCTCACATCTGAGAAAAGATGCAAGCACAAAAAAGCGGCCCCCATTTCTGAGAGCCGCTTTATTGTAATGTTTTTTACTTCGCCCGCGATGCGTTGAAAAGCCCTTGGAGCTTTTCCAATGCTGCCTGTTGAGCCTCTGGCCCGTTCTTGCCGTTGAAGTCGTCACCTTTTTGGATGCGCTCCATCTGCTCTTTGTAAGTGACTTGAGAGTCAGAGCTGATCAGCCCTTTGTCGTCGCGGAAATCTTCATCACGTTGAAGCACTAGTTTTGCCAGTTCTCGCTGAACCATCCTTACATCAGCGTCAGGGTCAAAAGCAGTCTTGTCTACGCGTGATGCCGCTGCACCTCGATCAATCGCTTGCCAGTTGCTCACGGCGTCGTTTCCCCATTCTTTCGTCAGAATATCAACAAAATGATCTTTATGTGAAATTTTTACAAAATCTTCAGACTTTGCCACAAAGCTGCTAATATTCTCATTATTGAGATTAATCAACTCGTGCAAAGCTTCCGGTGGCACTCCGTATTTGTGAGCAATGCCCGCAGCTTTGCCTGCTAGTTCAGCATTCCATTCAACGCCTTCAGGAAGGTTGTCAGGTGCCTTGATGCCGTAATCTTCCGGCTTTTCAGGCGCTCCGGTAAACTTGCGAAGATCGGCGTAATACTTGGCCTGATCCTCTGGCGATGCGTCGGCCCCAGGTTTCTTTGGAGCCTGCGACTTCGAGGAAAAAGCTTTTTCTAGATTGGCGTAGCTGATGGCTAGCTGATCTAGCTTGGCCTCGCCCTTCTGTGCATCCCAAAACTTTTCAGGAATGTAATCAGGCCGCGTTACCGTTGAAGGCGCTGCCTCAATTGGCGTCGTTGTTGTTTCAGTTGTGACCGCAGCTTGCGTTTGCAATGCGTTGTCCGCTGGTGGTGGTGGTGTAGTTTCGGTTTCCATAGGAAAGATCAAAGGCCGTTAGCTTTGCAAAATTGCGAGTAAGCGTCGTTGCCGTAATGATTAACAAAGCATCGCGCAAAGTATGACGTGCCGAAAATGCCCCATTTAGAGCTAATGGCAAAAGTAATGCCTGCCGCTAGATCATCACAACTAGCGGCAGGCTCCGACGCCGGCGGATTACCGACAACCTCCGGCGCGGAAATTGGTTCAACCGTTAAGGATTCGTTGACAGTTGGCGCTTCAGCGACTTCAAAGGTTAGCCCGGCAATGCCTGCGACTTGGCGAATTTGCCCAATGATGCGCGGCGCTGGCTTGGCGTTCATCCATGCGATATTGCCGATGATATTGCCAATGATTTCGCCGTCGCGGTCGATTTGATTGTCTGGTGTGATCGTGATCATGTTTCTTGTTCTTGAGGTTTCTCGGCTTCTGGAATGCCCTTTAAGTGCATCGTAAATA